CTCGTCACCAGTCTTTGAGAGAGAACCGTGCAACACAGGCGTCTCGCCCGTCTTGGCTTTATAGATGTTCGGAGCGCCAGATGCACCCGAGTCGCTAGCCGTGAAGTCCAGAGTCTCTGACAAGTAATAGTCGCCACCCAGGAGAATGACCGTATTGCCGGTGGTGCCAGAGATAGTCGTCTTGGCCTTCCCTATCGTCAGAAAGGCCAGGGCCTCCGTCGATCCATCGTCCGTATCACTACCATTGACCGGGTCAACGTAATATGTTCCACCCCAGGCGGTCGTTTGAATAATCAAAAGTAGTATAATGATTCTCATTGCCTAATCTTCTTCTGCGTGAAAGATCATTGTGAATGTCAACTGCGTTCCAGTGCCTTCAGGGTCGCCATCAAAGCCGATGTAGATAACCTTGTCTGCTGCGATTGCTGTACCCGAGTTTATGGCAGAGTCAGTATCCTCTGAGGACACACCACTGCTAGTGTCGAGGATGTCAATGTCAGCCTCTTCCGCAAGCGTGGCCCAGTCATTTGCGTATCTCAGATCCGCGTTTAGTTCTGCTGATGGATCGGTTCTGTTGAACGATACTTTCCACTCGTCAATAATGATTCCGTTGGGGTACAGGTCTCTGTGAACTTCCATGAGAAAGACAGCGTTGTCACTATCGTACCATGCACCGGGGTCAAACGTGGCTTGCAGCATACTGAGCATACTCATGGTCGCTTCCCCTGCGATTTCGCCGCCAGACCCCATGTGGGTACTGATACGGTCCTGGTCGCCACGGACGTGTGACTCTCCCAATGCCGTCAAGGTAGCGTTAGCACTTTCGTCAGCCGACTTTATGCCCAGCGACCGCCAGCCCGTGGCGGCGGTGCCTGAGACTTTGGTGTAGACCGTTGAGCCGGATCCGCCGTCAGTACGGAGGTACATTCCACCAACGGACGACGTGGTTGTCCCTTCCGGTGTTCCTGATCCCTCTACGGCGTTTATCCTTGTGATGTCCGTCGATGCGGTCATAAAGGTTGGCCACCAGATGACGTTGCTTTGCTGGATAATGGTATCAATGATCCGCGTGTAGTTCCCGTCCGTCACCACAATCTTGAAGCCAGGTTGCCGCTTGTAGAACGTCAATATCCCTCGCGTATAATCAAGGGGTGTATTCGTCGAAGTGTCCGTGATCGGTTGTGTGATGGCTACCTGGCGGTTGCGGTCCAGATAGATATTGGATTCCGTGGTCGTACCGATGTTATAGATGTAGATACTGACCGAGGTCGTTAAGTTCACCTCTCTCATAAATTCATCTAAGAATTGAATCTGTATCTGTTGGACCTGGGAAAAGGCCGGTGCGGTCATCAACAGTAAAAGAGCGAGAAGTCGTTTCATCATTTTTACTCTCGAAAATAAGGCTGCGGTTCCGAGAACCACCAAAGAACCACAGCCCTTAGAAGAAGGAGTACGGATATACGAGTATGTGTTTAAATGACGGTGGCCGCATGGGTGCCGACAATAGCCCATCCAAGGCCAGTGTTGTAGACCAGCGTGACACTCTCACCTACCGCATTCATTGTAATGCTAGTCCCGCCGTTAAACGTGGTGGGGGTGATAGTGACAAGCCCAGTAGCATCTTCACAGACAAGGAAAAGTATCTGGCCAGCCGTACCGTTAGCAATGGTAACGATGTCACCACCAGCATCAGCACCGACCGTAATCACCTGATTGGTCAGCGTGACAGCCGTAGTCGTGCCGCCAGCCGCAATGTCCTGAATACCAGCCAGAACCAGCGAGCCACTGATGTTAACCAGGCCAGCAGCCGTCAACGAAAGATCATCAGCGGCGTTCAGTTGGATATCACCATTGGCTGCCCCATCAGCATTGATAAGAACGCCACCGTCAGTCGTCTCCAAGTTGATCGCGTTACCGGCAACTGTGCCCGTTGCGTCAATCTTGAACTGATCAGCCGCAGCCTCGGAGGCAACTCCAAGGATTCTGCCGCCCGTAGCAGTAATATCAATGTCAAACGTCGCAGCAGAGGTGATGTCTACACCGCCAGCCGAAGCAGCAATAGTGACTGCATCAGCAATAGCTTCAGTTGCGGATACATTTACGCTGGATCCCGTGGAAGCAATGTCAATGTCCTCACCACCAGCAGCACCGCTCGCGGCGATGTCGATACCACCAGCAGACGCGGTGATCTGAAGTGCGTCAGCCGCCGTACCCGTCGAAGACAGGATTAGAGAGGAGTCTTGTGCCCCCGTGAGGGCGACAGTGAAGTCGTCAGCAGAACCGTCAGCAGCGTTAGTGACGTTCATTACCGTGCCAGCACCGTCAATCGACAGGCCAGCAGAGGAGAGAACGTCCCAACTGGTAACGTCAGCGTCAAGACTACCGTCCAGGTTAGCGACCGCCCCGAGCGTCAAATTGAGATCAATATCGGCCATAGTCATCAGAGACGAGCCTTCATTAAACTCAACATAGTCAGTCCCGTCCGTCCCACCGAACCACTTGAAGTCGGCCTGGTTGGTCGTATTGCCAATCCAGATGATACCGGCATCGCTATCGGGATTGAGGTCCAATCGCCCGGCAGTGTCGCCGTCGATGATCCATGCACCCGTAGTGAAGTCAATATCGTCGGTGGTGCCGTAGCTAGTAGAACTGAGAGTAGTCAGAAAGCTCGGCCACATGACTGAGACGTTGTTACCAGTCAGGTTGTCGAAGTCCCTGGAACTGGTCCCGTCAGTTACGTTTAGTTTGAATGTGGCCTCGTCCTGCCACCAACGCATGTACCCATCCGAGTACCGGAGGGGAGTATTGACGGAGTTGTCGGTCACGGGTTGCGTTACGGAAGTCTGCTCGCCACGATCCAAATACATGCTGATCGCAGATGTAGTGCCAGCCTTATAGATGTTAATGCTCACGCCCGTGGTCATATTGACCGGACGCATGAACTCATCTACAAACTGAATCTGAAACTGCCGATCCGCTCCTTGTGCTACCCCGGCCATAGTGGCCAAAAGCAGTGCTAGAAACAGTACTTTATTCATTGTGCTACCTTTCTTTCAGTCGTTATTTGTTTCCTAAACCAGACTGGGATTAGTCAACAACGGCAGTATCAACCACAACCACACCCATGTCTTGCTGCGCGGTATTGGTACTCTGGCTTACGCCGGGATCGCGGAAGTTGACCTTACGGCAACCGTACATGGCGTCCATCGCCATACCGGGGAAGCGGCCGTAGTCAAAGTCCTTCTTGTGAGGCATCCATCTCTTGCCCCAGGAGATAACCCCAGCCTCTTGGCCGAGAATCAAAGAGCGGGCAACACGATAAGTGCCGTCAACGATGTTGGTATGAACAGCATCTCCAGATGCCTCAAAGACTTCATCGGCAACCCGGTCTTCGGCCTTCTGGTAGGTGACGAGGACGATGTCATTGATGATACCCAAAGCACCGATCATGGGACGTTCCATAGCCTTGTGCTTCACGCCGAAGTCCATCTTGCTGAACATGGGGTTCAAGAAGAGGTCGCGGACGTTGGCGTTTTGCTGGGCACTAATCCAGTCGCTATCATTCTGCAACTGCTCGGCCTGTAAGGGGTGAATCAGCCACAGCCAATAATGCTTGCCGCCACTGAAGGGGATGGGTTTGAGGATGGGGTCCATCATTTGGAGCTTGGCCGCGATCTTCTTGACGAGCGCGACACCAAACAAGCTGGACGTTACGGCGGGCGAGCCATCGCCAATTTCTAAAAGAGTGTCTACCAGGGTGACGGTGCCGGAGCTATCCTGGCCACCGCGATAGTGACGCAGTGCCGAGGGGGCAAGCTCATTCACAGTCTCAATGGAAGCCGTTCCCTGGCCAACGTAGGTGTTCTGATTACCGAGGCCACTCAGTGCCCAGCGGAGGTCGTCGCCAACCTGGCGAGCGGACCAGCGGCCCAGGGCCATGCCGAAGTGCTGAATGAAAGCAGCCTTCGAGTACTTGGTACGCTTCTGACTGATGGGGGAACCGGCGCGGATACCATTTCCACGCTCATGGATGATCACGGGCATGTTGAACACATCCCCCGTCTCCTCGTTCTCTTCAATCAGACCAGCGTCACCGATACCGGCGTTGTTCAATTCTTGGATCTGATCAAGGATGATCTGATCGCCAGGACGGTCTTTGAGTTCATTGTTTACGATGATGGGCATTCCGCTACCAAGCGGACCCATCAACCTCGTCAGGGGCTCTAGCTGCTCCATGACCTTGAAGATGCCCTGATTCCAACTCTTTTGAGTGAGTTGGTTCGCATGTAAAAAAGTTGTAAGTGCCATTGTCTATCTCCGTATTGGAGACAGACGATTATCCCATATCAATGACATCACCAAAGGTGGCACTGAGTTGAAGGTCGTCATCATCTGTCTCCGCGTCATCGTCGGATTCACGTCTGATAGATGCCTTCTTGACTTTTTTGGAGGTTGCCTTATACGACTTTAATCCACTGACCATACGCTTTGTCATGCTGCTGCCTCGCTCTTCGATAACCTCAATAGAGATTTTCTTGGCAATCGCAACGGCCGCGTCAACGTCTTTGGCCTTGTAAATTTCACCTGCCAGATAAGATCGCTCATCTTCATCAATGAGTTTGTCAGCCATGTCGAGAAGTGTCCCTGCTTCATCATTGGCCATCACGTCAGCAACACGCTGTTCTACAGTCGCTTGCGAGTTACGGGCCTGGACTTGGCGGTCCTGCGTCTCTCTACGGGTGTCACTTATCTGGCTCTGATACTGGGCTTCAGCTTGCTGTATGCGAGCCGGAACGTCAGACATCAAAGTGTCATCGTCCCCGTTTTCATCCAACCACTTATCGAGAGGGCCTTCTTCCTTTTCCTTACTGGCAAGGGTCTGGTCCTCAAGTCTCTGCTCCAAGGCGGCTATGCGTTTTGCACTGGCCTTGGCTGCATGGCGGTTGCTGATGTGCTTGAGCGTGTTCGCGTCAAGCGCGAGTTTCTCTTTAACTTCAGAAGAGGAATATCCTGCGTTAGTGGTATCGGTCTTCTCCGTTTCCTCTGCAACAGAAATCTCTTCTTCTTCAGTCTCAGGGGCATTGTCCCCTACGACCCCATCATCTTCTGATAGGTCCATAAGGACATCCTCGTCTTTGTCAATAGCCATCGTCTAAACTCCTGTTACTCGTCTTAGGAGACTAACGTATCCGTCCTTACGCGGGGACGTTTCCGTAGCAATCCAGCCTTACAGGCTGTGGTCGAGCCGTCTTACTCAGGTCGGCTATCCGTGCATTTGTCCGGCTTTGTCTGGGATCAACTGCTCTCCCGTGCGACTCGACCGGATATTAGGATCTCTGTATAGCTTGTTTCGGTCCCAGGTGTTGTTCTTGATCGCATCCAACTCAGAATGGAGCGCCCGCCGAGTGGACTTGGTAATTGAATGGCCGAGTAGTTGGCCCTTAATCAGCTTGAGCCTGTCTCGGATCAGGTCTTGATAATTGCCAGTGCGGTCCAGTCGCTTCTTACCCGGCAAGCGGGACTTGAGCGTCGTGATCAGGCTGCCAGCCAAATCCGAAATACTAATGGCGTCCTGAGCAGGCATCGTTTCAGGTGCAACTGCCAACGTATCGTCAATCGCGGTCTGGATATCGTCGTTACTCATCGCTGAGGTGGTCTTGGCATCGAGTGCCTTTGCTTGTCTGAATAGGTCGCCTCGTACTGTCATTATTGCTCCTTCTCTGGCATAAACTGCGTCTTGGCTTCTAGCTTTTCGAGACGAGACGCCAAAGCTGAAATTGATAATCGGACCATCGCCTGGTTATAAGTCTGGATGCTGTCCAGGCTATCGCCGTGCTTGTCCTTCCAAGATTGGTTGACGGGGATCAGCGTGTCGCCCAGGGTGGGCGACTCCGGTTCTACATTGTTTACAGTGCATCCAGTCAACATCAATAATCCAATAATAAGTGCGGTTCTCATAGTTTCTCCTTCTACTGGCTTGTTGAGATTTCCTCTTGTTTGTTCACGATGTCACTCGCAGCGATCATCGTCTTACGGCTCAATGGTTGCTGTCCGCTATTGACCAGAGAGTCATTCAACTCAATCGTCTCCAGTCGTTTGGTCTGTCGGTAGGTAAGGGATGATTGAGATAGTGCCACCTTGATTCCGTAACCGCCCTGGCCCAGTTTGTCCATCTCGTCGTGCAGCATCGTAATGGCAATGGGTGTCGCAAGTTCATCAATTTCGCCCATGACATTATCGAACTGTTTGACCTCTTCTTTATAGGCCCGTATCTCGGCCTCCTGGCGTTCCAGCGGTAGGCGTATGAGTATCGTCTCATCAGGAGGGACCGGCATTTCAAGGTCTTCATCGCCCAGCGATATCTTTATGATCTCACGGGCCTTATCCAGCAATGCCGGGTCAACCAGGTCTTCCTTGTCAACAATGGTGTCGATTTCTTGAGGTGAGTACACCTTGGAGTGAATGATGTATTCAATCACCATGCGTCCCACCATCTCACGGGTCCAGTTGAACCGCATCTGAGTGGGTGCGGATCCCGTCTGGGACGCTTCACGCTTCATGGCCAGGACGACGCCCGGCACATTCTTACGGTCAAAGGTCGGGTCTTCGCGGCGGACATTAGAGATTCTCGCCATGTGTTCAAGTGACTTTTCGGCAACGATATCGAAGCCTACGGGGTAAGGGTTTTGCTCAATCTTCTGAACGTCACCCGCAAATTCCGACCTATCAATGACTACCCCGTCAACGTCTCCATTTGCCTCAAGCCACTCTTTGTCGCTGGGAGTGCCTCCAGATACCATCCAGCCAGTGTTGGCGAGCTTCTTGATCATATTGGGGACCATCGACCATGACCAGTTGGCCATCATCTGGGCGTCAATGATGTTCTGTACGATTCCAAATTCATACCCATTACGGAAGTACGGGGCGTACCGGCCGACAGGGATGTTCATCACACCGTCGAACGGGTCTTCAATAGATTGGAGAAGAACGTCACCAACTAACGTATGTCGGGTCAAGAGCGGGACTATGATGGGTCGGTCATAGCCATCGGATTCAATGATGCGGACGCTCTCTCCCGACTCTTGTACCCTCGCCAACTCTCTGTCACGGGAGTCTTTGTCGTAGATGGCTTGTACCTGGCCAGTATCAACGTACTGAATGTAAGCTCCCTTGACCCACCGAACGTCCCACATCGTGGACACTCGGTAGTTGTCACGCGCTTTAGCCTCGGCAAAATCCGTTTCTTCTAATGAGTTATCTGAATAATCGTCCGGCAGTTGGAACGTCTCACCGTCCTGGGGAAAGAACGTCCCCTTGACCGAATCCCACAGTCCGCCCCAGAACCCTTCCTGGGAGGTGTCGTACTGCGCAGTCTCCATGTCACCCTTACGCTTCGGGAACCACAAGTGAAGCATCTCCTTGCTCATCCACTTGTCAAGGAAGACATACCGTGGCGAGTCCCCAATCGCATTGTAATCATACGTCCGCGAGGTGGGGTCCGGCAGGACCATAAAAGGATTGGGCGCACCCAACTTCAGATTCCCGTTAGTCGGGTCGCCCGACAAGAAGTCCTTATCCAGCGTGAAGAACCCACGCGCGGTGATGATCCCGTTGGCGTACAGGCTGGAACTCTTTCTGTCAAAATACTGCTCATCAAGAGTGTTCTTGATAAGTGCAGACAACAGCCTCGCTCGGGTACTTGTATTGCCCTTGAGAGGGAGGACATTAATGTCCCTTGGGTTTTGAACCTCTTCCCCGAGAAGCTGTTGCACCGTGGGGTGTATCTGGTTTATCGACAAGGCAAACTTGCCCTTATCGGTATTCGCGTCTCTGGCTTGCGGATCCCACTGATCACCAATGTACTGCCGGTCACACTTCTGCATCCGCAGAAACGTACCCTGATTCCCCTCTTCGGCCGTCTTACGGTCCTCCAACACCTTTTCCAGCCGCTTACGGGCCTTCGAGTTGCTTGGGCTAGTACTGAGGATCTTCATTTGTGACCACCAATTCAGGGTGAAGTTGCATGGTTATAATCATGCCAGTAATCTTGAACCGAGCGTGGTTCATACCAAGCTCAGTCAGGAACGGAGCCAATTCCATCGCACCGCGACCCATCTGCTGCAACGCCTCTTGGGTCGCTGCATGGTACTGTTCTGGGAAGTCATCAGGGACCATTACAATCTCAAAGTTGTTTCCATTTCCTTCTTTACCTCAGTCATCTTCTTCTGGACCTTGTGGCCCGCGCCCACACCAAACCAGATCGTGGCCACCGTGGCGATTGTCGTCATCGTCTGCTGGTCAAACCAGCCCTGAATGGCCACCCACATCACCACCGTATTGATGGTGGCGGCGATATTGGTCTTCTTGCCGTTAAGGAACTTCCACAAACCCCAGAGGTGGCGGAGGTTCTTTACCATCTGCCAATGAACCCAAAGCTGAACTTCAGTTCCCTGGGATCACCAAAAAGGTCATCTTTCTTGGAATACTCCAGCTTAATCATCCCGCCGAGCTTCTCGCGGAGGGTAGTCTCAACCCCAATCCCAGGCACAAAATAGCCATCAAAGTGGTCATCAAACAACAGAGCCGCATCCGCGAAAAAATTCCCCTTCATAGGAAATAGGCCAACAAAACTCTCGAAGTCCAGAGAGGGGTATCTCACAAACGGACCCACCGTCCAGTCCTTGACCTTACCATCCAGGTCGGAGTCGTAGTTGGTTTTGACCCGCAAGCCCCAATCCAGCCCGTCAAGAGGCGTACAACCCACGTCAAAGGTCGCCACAGAGTCCGAAAAGTAGATCGCAACATTCCGGCCGTCCCCAAAGATATCCGTATCTTGAGCGATCGCAGGAACAGCCATAGTGAAAAGAATCGTCAGTCCAACCAGAAACTTCATGTCAATTTCTCCTTAGCAGTGCATAGGATGCTTCTTTCGTGTTTCTCGTCGCCCACGTCGCGTGGAGTCATGTATTCTAAAAACTTCCAACAATGCGAACGCCAGAGCCTCAATATGAGGATAGTCGCCCCATTTCATCTCGGGTAGCCTCTTTACATCAGGCTTATCCAAATCATCTAACTGAAACAATCTCTGGTAAGCAAGGCTATTTTTGAGAACCAACCTTTCCTGGCCAACCTTCAATCTGTCCAAAATCTTGGGCATGATATACTCATAAGGCCGTTTATGCTCCAAAATCAAGGGTTTACTGGCCTTCAGACCCCGCCAGGCGGACCCATGCTCGTCCGCATATTGCTTATTAACCTCACCCATTGTCAAAAATGCGGCATCATTCTCCCAGTTCGCAATCCACCGATCAGGAGCAAACTGGAGGTCAAGAAGGCAGCAATGGCGGATCAAATCAGTAATATCAGCCTCCTCAGCCTCCGCAATGACATAGGCCACCCACGGGGCATTGAGCGTGTCTCTGCCCACCCCCAACACCACAGCATACCCACGCTCGTTGCTGGGCCAGGAGATTCCACCCACAATCGCAGGATAAAGGTTCCGCAACTGGACCGGGTTCAGATACTCACCAATAGGTCGGTCAGCGAGATTCATCGCGGTGGACAATCCCCCCAGGAAGAAATCCGCTCCTGCTTGCGGTGGCAAAGTTTACACTCTCGTCGCTCAAGGTTCCCACTATCAATAGTCACACCCCACCAGTGACCCACCTTGCTACAAATAAACCCATTCGCCAAAAGGTTCTTCGCTATGATCTCCGTGTTGTTCAACCGAAAGTCACGACGTAGTGACTCAGTGTCACGCTCTCCAGTGACATCATGTAACTCACTCATCTAAGCACCCCACTAAAATAACCCTTACCTTCAACCGCATACATCACATAGCGTATCGGGTCAACGCAGTGATCATCCTTCTTCAAAGGATCCTCTTTCGGATCCTTTGTATCAGTGCCTTCAGGCCACCGATAACCACCAAGCTGGGAAGCAGAAACAGGACAATTATCGTGTACAAAAAATCGTGGCTTCTTAATCTCATTACGCACCATCATAAAACGCTGCATTACCTCTATTCCGCTAAGAATACTCTTCCTAGCTGGGACGGTGTTAATCCCGTAATCGTTAATTTCTGCCCTACCCTGAGCATCGTGATCCGCGCATGTCCACCTGTAACTTTCGTCTCCTGACCGTCTCTTAATCTCGGCAGCATGGACCCTGAGTAGTTTCCCAGGGACGTGATACTCACGATAAACGTGCCATTCCCCATCCGGCGACACTGCAAGCCACACACAAGCAAAAGGATTACTAAAACCGAAATCAATTCCTCGATACTTATCCCACTCGGCTGGGGGTCGGAAACTGGGGATGACATGATCCCTCCTGGAAAAATTCTTAAATACGACTCCCTCAAAGGATGCGAACAAACCACGGATACGCGTGTCTTGGACTTCACTCGGCCACTCCGATATCATTAAATCAATCTCATCGTCATCCAAATAACCGCCCTGACTCTTGCGATTATCATTCAAGTCACAAAAGAAAAACTCGTCCGCCTCACTGGGATTCAATGTCCGCTGCTCCAACCAAGGCATCGGAATCAAAGGCGTCATACTGTGAGCGTAAAAACCTCGCTTGTCAATCAAACCACGCTGAATCTCCTGAAAGATGATCTTGCTATCCCGAGCCATCTGCTCGTCACCATAAAAAGCGTCCCACGCAACACCCTGAAATGCCTCCCTGCCCTGCTCAAATGCCCGGAACTCAATAATAGTCCCGTTATCCAAAGAGAGCCGTGAAGGGATGTTCTCGCCCTTGTTATGCCAAGCAATACTGGAAATCCGCTGAGGAGGTATCATCGTACTCAACTTGCCCTCCCATAAAATGGTCCCTATGTCAGCCCAACGGATCGTAGCACAACAAATCCTTGCCCCAGGAGGAGTCACCTTGTCAGGATGGACGCCCAAAGCAAACATCGAACAATCCATCATGTTAGAATGAGTCTTTGAAGACCTATTACCTCCGAATAACCATCGAAATTTCTTGCGTGAGCGGTGAAAGTTATTAGGTGTTGGTAACGGAACGTACGTCAGGATCTCGGATCCGTACAGGTCGATCTGCTCATCGGTGAGGGCGAGCGAGTCAATCACCTGGGCCTGCCTCGTCATCACTGGCCTGGGCTTGGGCCTGGGCTTGGGGGAGGTCATGGGGGAGGTCGCGGGCCTGGGGCTCCACCAGGTCGGGGGGCACGCCCAGGTCGGGGGGCACGCCCAGGTCGGGGCCTGCTTGGGGAGCATCGCCCTCCTGGGCTTCCGGCAGTGTGGGCCGCGTGGGCAGCGGGACCAGCCGGGCCTGGAGGACGGATCGGACATGCTCGCGGGCGGCGTCGGTCAGTGTGCCCAGGCCCTCGGCTTTCATCTCGACCGCCTTCAAGCTCGGGTAGATCCGGCTCATGAGGTCGCGCAGCGTGGGCGGGTCGGTGAGCGCGGTGGCGAAGTAGTGGCCCAACATGCTGAACGTGGCGGATCCCCTCCCCTGCTGGGCTTCCCACTGGGCAAGGGCGGTATTGAGCCGGGCCGTGGGTGTTTTCCCTCCGGGTTTTCCTCCGGGGTTGTGGGCGGGACCGGGTGCAAACTGCCCAAGGGAGGTTCTCTGTGGTGCGGGTGGGCCAGTGTCCGCTAGTGTGGGGTCGGGTCGTTTCTCCCTGGCATATCCTCCCGGTTTTCTTCCGCTAGTCTTCACAAGCCTAGAACCTTCCTACGTTTGCAGTGTTCCATGCGATCGCGGCCCAATGTGGGCCACGTCTGGGGGGCCATAATAGACAATATCAGGACAATATGCAACTTAACCCCTTGACCCACACGCGGGCTCCGTGCTATCATCATTGCATCAACAGGTATCACACTGTGGGGTGTGTCCTGCCTGGGCCGTCTATACGTTTAACCGTACCCCTAAAGGGGTACTGAAATTTGAATCGACGGTCCGCAATCACCAGTTTTATTTTAGGGGTATCAAAATGAGTACGAACAAAGATTGTATGAGGGGATCCGTGCCGATGACTCCAGACGAGCGGCGGACATCCATACTGGGATCTCGCCCGTGGTCGCTATTTTGGGGGCCAGACGATGGCCGGTCAATGATACTAGACGTGGGGGGCTATCTAGTCTGCCACGTTACCGGCAGCCAAGGGGAGGGGATG